TTGAAGATTTGTCTGATTTTGTAGAGTTTGCTGATCTTACTAATGAAATTGTAACTGGCTGGGTTGAAAATGTTATGGGAGAAGAAAAGGTAGCAGAATTAAAAAGTGGTCTTGAAAGCCAAATTGACGGCTTAATTAATCCAACAGTTATTACAGGACAAGTAGGAAGTTAAGTGGATGGCTTTAGTTCCAATTACTCCACCAGCAGGTATTGTTAAAAACGGTACAGAATATTCTAATTCTGGAAGATGGGTTGATGGAAATTTAGTACGGTTTCAAAATGGATTTTTAACCCCTATTAAGGGTTGGAACAAAATAAAAGATACTGCTTTTACTGGCACTCCAATAGGCATGTACGCCTATTACACAAATGACGGAAAAAAGGTTTTAGTTGTTGGCACAAGCCAAAAAGTTTATGTGTCTTTTGATGGTGCTTGGTATGACATTACTCCATCTGGCTTTATTAGTGAATCAACATTAAGCCCTTTAGGTTTTGGGGCAGCAGATTTTGGTGAAGAAGACTTTGGGGATGCTCGCTCAACATCAGGTTTGGCATTTGATATAGCTCCATTTTCTTTTGATAATTTTGGTGAACTTTTAATTTTTTGCTGTTCTTCAGATGGAAAGATTTATAAATGGGATCCAAGTTCTCCTTCTACTATAGCTTCAGCAGTAACTAATGCACCTGTTGATTGTCAAGCAGTTATTGTTAGTAATGAAAGACATGTTATTGCTTTAGGCGCTGGAGGAGATCCAAGAAAAATTGCATGGTCTTCAAGAGAAACCTTAACAACCTGGACAGCAGCAGCTACAAACACGGCAGGAGACATTCAAGTTGCAACAGGCGGAAAAATATTGTCGGCAATAAAATGGCAAACAGACATAGTTATATTTACTGATACAGGTATTAATCGTATGTATTATTTAGGTTCTCCATTTTTATATGGAGTTCAAGAAGCTGGAACTAACTGTAAGGCTATAAGCCCAAGGACAATCTGTTCAGCAGGTGCTTTTTTGTGTTGGATGGGGGAAAATGCTTTCTTTATTTTTGATGGCGCTGTTAAAGAAATAAAATCTGATGTGCATGATTATGTTTTTGACAATATGAATTATGACTATAGAAAAGTTTCATGCGGTGGCCATAACTCAAATTACAATGAGTTTTGGTTTTTCTTTCCAGTTGGTGATACAGTAACAAAACCAAACAAATATGTAATTTTTAACTATTTAGACAATGTTTGGTCAATAGGAGAAATGGATAGGAGTTGTTGGATAGATCAAGGAGTTTTTGATTATCCTACAGCTTGTGATAGTTCTGGCAATATATTTGAACAAGAAAGCAATACTGTTACTTTGAATAATTCGGAAGGAATTGGTACTTCAGTTCCTTTTGCAGAAACATCTCCTATAGAAATAGCAAATGGAAATTCTTTAGTGCAGTGCAATCAAATTATTCCAGATGAAACAGCTAATACATTGCCAGGAGTAACAATTAGCTTTAAAGGTAAATTTACTCCTCTTGGTTCTGAAACTGATTTTGGAAGTTTTACTTTTAATACAGATGGTTATACAGATGCGAGATTTTCTGCAAGACAAGTAAAAATGAAAGTTACAGGTAGCACAACACAACCATTTCAAGTGGGAAAAATTCGTTTAGACCTTAAAAATAGAGGCAAAAGATAATGGCTAGAAAAGCCTTAAGAAGACCAGGACTTGATTTTAATAGTGAATATCAAAATTATTTAGTGTCAGAAATTGAATATAGAGATGGTTTAGCTTTTAAAAAGGGTGAAAGAATTGAAGTAAATGGAGGAGATCAAACTGAATTAGTATTGATTAGTCCTAATGGAAATAAGTACAAAATTACAGTCGATAACTCAGGAAATCTTACAGCAACACAAATCACAGTCTAAAGTGTTAGAGCCTTGGGAAGTTGAATGGAAAAGATGTAAGCCTTGGATTGAAAAGGCTATTAAACATCAAGATATGTATAATATTGATGATGTAGAAAACCGTATTCGCCAAGGAATTTTTACTTTATGGCCAGGCAAAAATAGTGCTATAATTACGGAGATAGTTGTCTTTCCTCAAATTAAGATAATGAATCTTTTATTTTGTGGTGGAGATTATTCTGAACTACAATCAATAGTAGATACCTCTATTGAACAGTTTGCCAAACAATTAGGAATACAACGCCTTTCTGGTGGGGGGCGTAAGGGCTGGATAAGAAAATTAAAATATCTTGGCTGGAAAAATGAATATGTAATAAGTAAGGAATTATGAGTAAAGGCGCAACAACAACAACAAATCAAATGGATCCTCAATTAATGAGGATGTATGAGGATTTATACAAAAGAGCTAAAGGGGTTACTAGCATACCATTTTCGCCTTTTACTGGAGCAAGGTTTGCAGGTTTTAACCCAGATCAACTACAAGGTTTTGAGTCAGTTAGAAATATGTTTGATGACTCAATGAGCTATGACCCTAGAGCTAACTTAGCTAATTTATATGACTCTCCATTAGACATATCATCATTTCAAAATACTTTTGAGCAAGAAGTTGTAGATAATGCATTGGCAGACCTTGATAGATCCAGGGCCTTGCAACTAAAACAAGATCAAGATGCTGCTATTGGTTCTGGGGCCTTTGGTGGTTCTCGTTCCGCTTTACTTGAAGCCGAAACCAATCGTAATTTTTTTGACAGAGCAGGAAATCTTGCTTCAAACATGAGGTATCAAGGATATAATGATGCAATGAATAGAGCTATGAATGATAGGCTTTATCGTACAGACTTAGCAAATCAACAGTTGGCAGACCAATACAGAAACTTAGGTTTATTATCTAACATAGGCTTACAACAACAAGGATTACAACAGCAAGGACTTGATTTTGGCTATAACGAGTTCTTAAGACAAATAAATTACCCAAGAGAAAATCTTGGCTTATTAGCTTCTGCATTAGGAAGTATTCCATATCAAGGATCACAA